GGCCCCGCAGAGATCGGCCCCGCCGAGGTTGGCCCCGCGCAGGTCGGCCTCGCTGAGGTTGGCCCCGCAGAGATCGGCCCCGCCGAGGTTGGCCCCGCTGAGGTCGGCCTCGCTGAGGTTGGCCCCGCGCAGGTCGGCCTCGCTGAGGTTGGCCCCGCCGAGGCTATCAGCTATTACCGACAGCAGGACAGCGGCGGTCCATCGATTTTTGATTTCGCCTCGCATTCTCAGTCCTCCATGCCCGGCGCTCGCGCGCCGGGCGGGTAAAGGGTCAGAGCTGATCGGAAGCCCATCGCTCCGCGCACCGGCAACACCGTGAGCCCCAACCCCTGCAACAGAGCACCGTCGAACCGCCGGGGCCTTCCTCGCACGGAGCGTCGTTGCCATTGCAGAACAGCCCGACGATTTTGGACTCGCCGCATCGCTCGCATGCGATGTCGGAAGCCTCGTAACGCTTCCATGCGACACCAAGCCCTTCGGTCTCAGCGATGGCCTTACTGGCCGCATCAACCACCATCCGCACAGCGCGCCGCTTGCGGACATGCTTCGGACGCTTCATCCGTCGGTCCTCCATGCCCGGCGCTCGCGCGCCGGGCGGCTTTGGTTGCTTAGTTGTAATGCTCATCGGCATCATCGTAATCGACGTCGGCATCGCCGCGATCGTAGATCAGCTCGAGGCACGCCAGCGCGTCCTCGTAGGCCGCTGGCACTTCGGCGGAGCTCCATGCGACGATCCGATCCGGTAGCCCGAGCGGCCGCGCCCGCTCGAGCATGTGGGCGATCAGCCCGGGACCGCGCTCGTGCTCGATCTGGGCCGCCCAGCGGTAGAGTTCGCGGCCCGAGATCGGCGGCCGCCCGTTGCTGGTTGCTGGTGCTGGTGCCGGCTCCGACACAAACGCCGCTCGCTCCCGGTCGTCCTCACGCCGCTTGTAGCATGGCTTGCAAATCACTTCGCCGTTGGCCAGCGTCGTGCGGGACTTGCCCGTGCGTTTGCAGGTCTGGCACTGACGCTCACAGCATTCCCAGCAGATCGGGCCGAGGGGAGTGTTGACCATCTCGCCCAGGTCGGTCTGGCACTTGACGCACCTGGGCGGGGCCGCGGGAGCTGCAACTTGGGGTTTGGCGGAGCCATTCGTTGCACCGTTGGTGTGCCCGTTTCTTGCGTAGACGTGGTGGCCGGTGCCGCGACCGCTGGCGGTTTCCCCGTCGTCATCCTCGGGGGCGATGCCGGCCACCGCCATGTAGGAGTACCGCCGCGCGTACGTCAAGCCAGCCCCGGTGACCTGGGGGCGCCCCACGTCGGCCAGCACGGGATAGCTGGCCCGGATCCATTCGCCGCTCGTGTGACAGAGCGTGGTCAAGAGGGTGAGCGATCCGTTCTCGGCGTTGAGGCGTGGGACCTGAAGGATGGCCAGGTCGTGGCGGCCGAGCACCCCATCGCACGCGTCGAGGACGGCGGCCAGGTCGGCGTACCGCGAGCGGAAATGGTCGTTCTTGCTGTCCTTGATCAGCGCGGGGAATTCCGCCCGCGCCTTGATCAGCGCGGGCAAGAGCTTCGTCAGGGACTCGGATTGATCGAGTTGCGTCATCGTCGGGTGCTCCTCAGCGGGCGCTGTCCGGGAAGAAATCGGAGTCCGATGACGCATGCGTTTCGTTCTGAAACCGGTTCCACAGCGCGAGATACGCAGTGCGGAAGCCATCCACCGCATGGACGGCGGCCAGGCCACCGCTCCGGTTGGCCTGTTCGCGGGCCAGCTCCGCGATCCGGAGCTGGACGGCTTCCGGGCTCATGGGATCACGCTGGACAGACGACGAGCGGGATTGTATGCTTGCCATTGAAGAAACTCTTCCGTGCCTGGGGATTGGCCCCGCGAGTGTTCCTACCACCCGCGGGGCCGTTTCATGCGCCGATCGTGACGACCACGAGCGGACATTGATATCATATCCAATGCATAACAGTGAAGCAATAGTGTACCAAAAATTTTGTGGCAGTGGTTGCCAACACAATGCACAAGTGATAGGATATAGTGTACCAAAAATTTTGTGGCAGTGGTTGCCAACACAATGCACAAGTGATAGGATTAGGCTGCCTAACCGCCTCGCAATACCTTACGATCGAACCGGGGAAAAGGAGAGAACTATGGGGAATATGACCAAGGTGGCTCGTCGAAAGAATGCCCCGAACCCGGTGAATCCTTCCTCGATGCGAAGGGTTGCTGTCTTTGCCAGCGAAGAATGGATCAGATGGGTCGAGGAAGGCGCTGACTTCTGCCGGACAGACGTGTCGAAGCTCGTCGACGTCGCTTTGGCGGCTTATCTGCGGGGCCAGGGATTCCCCAAGACTCCGCCGAAGCGCATACCTTGAACAAGGGACATCTCATGAGTCTGTTCAGTGAGCCTGTTGCTTCCGAATTCCATCGTCAGGACAAGAGCCGGAAGCACTCCAAGATCGAGCGATACGGGTGGAAGCTGCTGAATGAGCCGGGCAAGTTTGAGATGCTCGACAAGAACATTTTGCGGTTCGATGTCGGCTATCAGCGGCATCTGAACATCAACAAGGCCAGGATGATGGCCGCTAGCTGGTCATGGATGGCTTGTGGTGCGATCTCAGTTGGGCGGCGTGACGGAAATAATTATACGTTTGATGGCCAACATCGGGTGCACGCTGCCCGATTGCGGGTCGACATCAAGCTGTTGCCCTGTATTGTTTTTAAGACGACAGCAATGAACGAGGAAGCACAGGGGTTCCTCGATGCAAACACCGGGCGGCGTCCGGTTAACGCAGTCGAAAAATTCAGAGCCCAGGTTTCCGTAGGGCATCCCGATGCCGTGATGGTGCACGGGCTCGTGTCGTCAGCTTCATACGTAGTCTCTATGGGAACCCACGATGGTGCAGTCAGATGCGTGCGGACCCTCCTTGAGTGGGCGCACAGCGACCCGCAAATGTTGACGGAGATGTGGCCTCTCGTGCTTGAGCTGTCCGCTCGTGGTCCTATCCAGCAGAGAATTGTTGATCCGCTTTGCTATCTAGAGAGTCGACTTCGAAATACGGGTGATCACGATACCGAACAGCGGTCCATTCTTAAGGCGCCTTGGCGCGAAAGAGTGCTGAGGCTCGGTGTTCGCGGGATCATTGATTCAGGTAAGACCGCCGCCGCCTATTACGCGAAGGGTGGCGCTAAGGTTTGGAGCAAAGGTCTGCTGAAGGCACTCAATAAGGGTGCCAGGCATCGCCTTTTTGTCTCCAAGGATCTTGACGAGTAATACGCAATGACCGTCGAAAGCTTGCGTGCCGCGCTGGATGCCCGGCCGTTCGTCCCCTTCACGATCACCACGACCGCGGGCCAGACCTACCGGGTCCCGAGCCCTGAGTTCGCGCACTATACCCGCCTGTTCCCCCGAACACTGGTGCTGACGACCACGGACGGGGGCGTCGTGGTCTTCGATGTGTTCCTGATTCCGACCTATGCCTTCGATCCGGTGGAGACTGCGGGGGCTCCCTAATATTCCCGCCCCGCCCCCTTCCGTTACAATCCCTACCATCCCCAACTCCGCGCCACCCGATACCCCGGGGCTGGACCGATGGTAGAACCGATTGGCGCCAGCGACTGGATGTCCGTTATCGAGGGTGCCCGGATCCTGGGGGTATCCCGGGAGAAATTTCCGAAGTATGCGCTCCGGATGGGAATCCGTTTCCGCGAGATCCCGGGGCGGCGTGGCACGCTCTGGCACCGCGGCGATCTCCAGGCGGCCCTGCGACGACTGGAACGGATCGAGCTCAAGCGGGCCCAGCCTCATCGGGAGGAATGGGAGCGGGAACACGCGGTGCCGCCCGCGAAATCGGTGCGACCGAAACGCAAAAAGCGGACGGAATAAATCCCCGGGGCGAATTGATCCGATATACTCCGTTGAGTGGGATGCGCGGGGTGGGGGCGGCGGACGCGTCCCGTCGCCCCCAACCTTCACCCCGCCGGCCACTTCCGCCTGCTCAAGAGGTATCGATGCGCCCACTCATCAGAGCCACCCTTGCGGGTATGGCGCTGGTCTGGTGTCAGACCACGCGCGCCCAGGGAGAAGTCCCGGACCCGCCGACCACGGCCTGGGCCAGCGGCCAGCACCCGAGGCCGCCAGCTCCGCCCGCCCAGGCCGTGACGATCCAGCCAACGGCGCCCGCCGTCGCCCCTGTTGCGGCACCCGCACCCGCACCCGCCGCCGGTGCCTACACCCTCACGGTGCCCGGCCAGCGGGTGACCGTGCCCGAGCGTCAGCTGACCGTCACGGTCCCGGCCCAGGATGTGACCACCCCGGCCCAGACGGTGCAGCTCGCGATCACGGCGGCGGCGGCGCCCGTGCAGGCCCAGCCGGTGGTAGCTCAGCCGGTGCAGGCCCAGCCGGTGCAGGCCCAGGCGGTGGTCGCCCAGCCCGTGACCGCGACGGTCCAGCCGATGGCGGTGACCGCCTACGCCCAGCCGGCCTATCAGGCCGTGACGATTACCCCCACCGTGGTGCCGCCATCGCATCTGGGGATTGCCGTCGCGAGCTTCGGGCAGTATTTGCAGCGGTTCGGCCAGACCCGTCTTTACGTGCCCACCCAGACCGTGCAGCAGGCCGTCTGCATGCCGATGCAGGCGCAGGCCGTGACAGTCCCGGCCCCGGTGATGCAGTTGCAATCGGCCCCCGTCACGTATCAGGCTGTCACGGCGAGCCCGCAAGGGTGCCTGGCCGCCCCGTTAAAGAGCCTGTTCCATCGATAGGCCCCGCGTGGTCAGTCCTTGAAGAAGTTCCGGAACCGGGCCGGGTTGACCTTGGTGTACTTGATGACCTGGGACACGGTCTTATGCCCCAGGTAATCCATGATGGTCCGCAGGTCGACCCCGTCATTGGCCAGCTTGTAGCCGCAACTGTGCCTGAGCATGTGGGGATGGATCGGCATCGGCAGCTCGGCCCGCCGGCCGGCGCGGGCGACGATCTTCTGGATGGCTGAGGGCGTCAGTGGGCCGCCCCGTTCGGTAGTGAACACCCAGGGGGACGATCCGTAGTCGCGGAAGAGCTTGCGGAAGGCGCGTGTCTCTTCGCCGCTGATGGGGTGCATCATATCCTGGCCCTTCTTCAGCCGGCGGATCATCATCTCGGCGGTGTCGAGGCTGACCTGGTCGCGCTTCAGGTGCGCCAGCTCGGAGGCGCGGAGGCCGTGGCGGTAGGCGGTCCGGATGATCTGGCCATCGCGGAACCGGTGGCGGCCGATCTTCGTCGCCGCCTTGGCGACCAGGTCGACCTGCTTGGGGGTGAGGAACTCCCCCAGAGGGCGGACCTGCTCGTTCTCGAACCCCTTGCGAATGGGCGGCATGGAAACTTTCCCATAATGACAACTTGGCGGCGCGCACGGTTTGGGCGCTTGGCCCGTTATTTTACCGCATTCCAGCTCCGGCGACACTCCCAAGATGTGACAATTCTTGGGAAAGTTGCCATGGGATGAAACTGGATCCGAGCCCTATAAAACAAGGGGTTTCAGCCCTGTTTCCTGCCTCTCTTTCCCATCTTCGTGCACGTCAGCCGGGGGTCCTCCGCCACGGACTGGCCCAATATCTTGACCAGTTCGCCATTCTCATCACGGAGCCACTTCCTTGCCCGTCTTGACACCGGAATGGGGGGCCGGCTCGGCGTCAAGAGCCGGCCGCCGCGCCGGGGCGGCACATCTGCGTATTGTTTTGTCCAGTAAGGCACGCCCATCCCCAACTCGCCTTCCGTCTCGGCAATGACCACGCCGAAGCAGTAAGCCCCTTGCGGGGTCAGGGTATACGACTGGCGGCGGAGCGACTGGCCGGTGCGGTCCAGCGCCCACCGAACGATCAAACCCGCACGTTCCATGTCCTCGACCGCGGCACCCCCGAAACGCTTGGTGAGCTGACCCGCCGAGATCCAGGCCCGCGAATTATTGATAATTGCATCCTGTATCATTTCCGTAGCCCGCATTGACAGTACAGTCTACCCAAACCCCCTGACCGGATAGGTTAATTGCACAGCGATGACCGTCAAGATAGTTCCGAACGGACAGTAATGCAAGGACTTACAGTCCGGACACTGTGCAAGAAACCAGGACAGTTGCCCTTTTTACAGAGGGTTTATATCAATGCCATCGGCAGACGCCATTATGTTCCGGGGCTGGGGGATCGACCTGGGCGGGCGGCCCCGCTCGGATCGGCACCGCTCGATCAGGATCAAGCATATCCGCTGCGCATATCGTTACCTGATCGAAAAGCGTTCCGCCGCGTGGCTTGCATCAAGGCATCAATGTTCAAAACGCACGATCTATTATTGGGTCAAAGCTGTAGAAAAATATACAGATGAGGAAGCTTTGATGCTGGCCCTGATTGCCCGGGGGAACGGGCCCCGGTAAAAATGCGTAAGGGTCAGGGAGAGTGTTTGCATGCTCCTGATCGATGTGCTCCGGCACCTGCACGCACGCGGGCACATCCCCGAGCACCGCCGTTTTGGACGCCGCTGCCTGGCCTGGGCGGCCCAGGATGGCGGCCTGGCCCTGATCCGGCGCTATCAGCGGTACCAGCGCTTGCCCGAAACAGGGGTGGTCACCGGTGAGCTCGAGGCGCGGCTGACGGCGCCTCGATGCGGGCACCCCGATATCATGGCGGTGACCGCCGGAAGCCACTCGGCGTGGGGGACCAATACCCTCACCTACTGGCAAGAGATCGTCTACCCAGGGGTCGATCCGGCGGAGCTGGCGGCGGACTACGCCCTGGCCGTGAGCCGGGTGACCGCCGTGTGTGGACTCACGGTCAGCCCCGCGGCATCCGCCGAAGGGGCCAGCATCATCGCCCGGTCCAGGCCGATTGACGGCCCGTGGTACGTGCTCGCACTCTCCGAACTCCCACCGCCAGGAAACACATCGCTCACATTGAAACAGGAGTTTGATGTCGCCGAAACGGGACTCACCCGGGCCCAGCGGCAAGCCATGATGGCGCATGAATTCTGCCATTGCCTGGGCCTGGGCCACTGCGATCCCGGCAGCGGCAACCTCATGGAACCGTCGCTGAGCCACATCAACAGCCCCCAGGCCTGGGATACGAAAGAGCTCCTGGCGCGGTATCCGCTGACCGCCCCAACCGATTCCGTACCCGGGCCCGTGATTCCCGCGCCACGGCCGCCCCACCTGGGCGGTGTACCGGTCGAGGGTAACGGCTCGATCGTGACCACCGTCCAGGCCGGGGCCCGGTACAACGTCGAGCTCGATGGGCCCGGCCGCTACCTGATCATGGTGGTGCCGCTCGATGGTTGATCTGCTGTCACTGATCCCGGAAGCCACGAGTGCGATCGCGGTCATCATCGTCGTCGTGCTGTTCTTACGCCACCAACAGCAATCGCAGAAAGAGTTCACCACCGCCCTGGAATCCCAGCGGCATGCCGTCATCGAGGCCACTCACCACCATCTCGAGGCGATCTCCGAGATGCTGGCCGTCATGCGAGCCCTCGAGGCGACCGCGAACAGCACCAATACGTTGGTCATTGATCTCCGCCGCATCATCTACGACCGGCTCGGACTGCCCCACGACTCGGCCGACCACGGGCCGCCATCTCCACCCCGGAAATGAGGCATGGATATCCTCGAGGGAATGGCCACGATCTACCTGGCCTTTTTCTTCGTGACCGTGGCCGCGACCATCGCATCGTTGATCTTCACGCTGGGCAAGCGCTCCAAACCAAACCCAATTGATCCGGCTGCGCCGGAGAGTACCCGTGGGGAAACAGAATCCGAAGCCGCCCGATCCGCCGCCGAAGCCGCCGCCGACACCGACACCGACGAAGCCGCCCGGCAAGCCGCCCGGGCCGAAGCGCAGGAAGCGCAGTAACCGGGTACCGAACCCCAAGCCCAGGCCCGTATCCGCTCCGCCGCCGCCGCCGCCGAAGCCGCCGCCGCCGAAGCCACCACCGCCGCCGCCCCCAGCCCCGCCCGCATCCGAAGCGCTGCCGGAGGAAAAGCCCAAGAACATATCCCGTTCCGAGATGCAGATTCTGCGGCGCTCCATTCGCGAGAACTGGGGCGTGCCCGATATCGCCAAGACGGAAGCGATCCTGGCCTGTTACCAAGTCCTGACCGATCCCGAATCGAGCCGGAAAGCACGGATGGCCGCCACTCGCGTGCTCCAGCAAGCCGACCGGAATGACCTGCTGGCCGAGAAGCTCCGACTCGTGAAGCTGGCCCAGGTCGGCGCCGATACCACGTTCACGCTCGCGGAACTTGTCCGGGACATGGTGCACGCGGGCGGTGTTTATGATCTCCGATCCGACGACGACGACGACGACGATTAGGGCGGAAGTCCTCCGCTGCCGCACCGATCCGGTGCGGTTCAACGAGACGATCCTTGCGCGGGGTCGCTACTGGTGGCGCCAGCGTGAAATTTGCAAGTCCGTGGTGGCCCACCCGATCACGCTGGTGCCCACCGGGAACATGGTGGGCAAGAGCCACGTCGATGCCGGGATGCTGATCTGGTTTTTGATCGGGTACCCGGGCTGCCAGGTCATTGCCACCGCCCCGTCGCAAACCCAGCTCGAGGAAGTGCTCTGGAAGGAAGTGGAGCAGGCGTACCGCGGCTCGCGGATCCCGCTCGGGGGCCGCATGCTCCGCGACCCGCTCAAGATCGACCTGGGCGGCGGCTGGAATGCGCTCGCCTACTCCACGAGCAAGGTGGAACGCTTCGCCGGTCACCACAAGGCCGATCTCCTGGCCGTGGTGGATGAGGCGAGCGGGGTGGATGACCCGATCTACGAGGCGATCCGCTCGCTCAACCCGTCCCGTGAGCTTTTGACCGGGAACCCGCTCCGGCCCAGCGGCACCTTCTTCGATCGCTGCGAAGCCGCCCTGAATGACCGGAACCCGCTGGCCAACCTGATCCAGATCTCTTCGCTCGAATCACCGCACATCTTGTGGGAGCGATCGCCCTGGGGACTGGCCGATGCAACGTGGCTTGCGAAAAGCCGGAACGACTACGGCGAAGGGTCGGCGTGGTGGGTCTCGCACGTCCTCGGGCGCTTCCCCGACAGCACCAGCGATACCGTCATCCCCTGGCCCTGGCTCGCCCGTGCCGCGGATGCCAGTCACGTCCGATCTGGACCCATCCGACTCGCGATCGACCTGGCTACCGGTGGCGGTGGCGATCGTTCGGTGCTTATGGCCGGGGACGACAACGGAATCGTGGCCCTGCGCCACTCCAATACCTGGAGTTTTGAGACGACCGCCACCAATGCGGCGCTGATGGTCCAGCGGTGGGGGATCGCACACCATCATGTCAGCTTCGACGTCGAGGGGATCGGGGCCGATTTCGCCAACCGCCTGGAAGCCGTCAAGATCATCGGGGCCCGACCCTACCGCGGCGGTGCTCCGGCACCGGCCCGGGTGGACAAGAAATTCGGCAACCGCCGCTCTTATGGTGCCTGGAAGGCGAGACAGCGGCTCGATCCGCAGCGCAGCCAGTTGACGGCGACTGGGGCGGCCATCCCCCAAACGCCCTACGCGATCCCTCCGGAGATGGTGCGCCTGATGCGGGAAGAGCTGCAGGGGCTGCGCTATCAGGCCGACGATCGGGGCCGGGTCTGCCTCGAGGCCAAGGACCTGTTCAGCCAGCGGCTCAAGCACTCGCCGGATTTCGCGGACACGTTCGGTCAGCTGCACTGGCTGATGGCTCAGACGGACGGTGACGACTGATGAGCGGCTTTGGCGAGCTGCCCGACCCTGAACAGCAAAACGCCGCGCTCGAACGGCTCAAGTTTTTCATGAGCCAAATGCCCAACCTTGCGGTGCCGATCCATCCGCCGCCGGTGCTCTCCCCTCGGGTGATCATCCCGCCGAAGCCCGTGGCTGAATCGACCGAGCGTTACTCACTGGCCGGCAATGGGACCACGCTCTGGATCATCGATGCCCGCGATGGCCAGGCCTGCATCTACTCGATGGCGTTCCATCGCCAGAAGCTCGACGAATTGCTGGCACTGGCGAACCGGCCGGACTGACCATGCACCCGATGCTACTCGATCGAGCCCTGGCGCAGCTCCCGTTCGTGGTGTGGGTTGAGCCCGACCATACGCCCGAATTCTGTTTCCGGATCATCCCCTGATGCCCATCCATACACCGACCTACCGCGCCTCGACGATCAACGACATCAAGGATGAGATTGTCGGCGGACTCCAGTGCGAGCGCACGCGGCTCGATGACGCGATGTTCAACCTCGAGTTCTACGAGGGGGATTTCTCGCGCTTTCCTCCCCGCTCGCCCGGCCAGGCGTACGACAGCCGGCGCTACTTCCGCAACGTCCCGATCATGCAGCGGATCGTCAACGTGCTGACCGATCACCTGTACGCGTCGGGCCCGGTGCGGGTGATCGCCGACCAGCCCGAGGCCACCGAATGGCTCGAAAACATCTACCGCCGCAACACGATCGACGCGCTCTGGCAAGCCGCCGAGCAGATGTCGGGCGTGACCAGCCTGGCCGCCTTCCAGGTGGAGGCGAGCGAAGACCCGTTCTGCCCGCTCGCGATCTGCCTCTGGGATGGGAGTCAGCTTTGCGTCTGGACCCATCCCGACCAGCCGCTCGAGCCGCTCGCCGTGGCCACGATCGACCTCTACGACTACCAGCGCCGGGTGCGGCTCTGGACCGAAACCGAGATGACGACCTACGTCACCGAGAAGTGGAACCCGGGCATCGGCAACGCCGCCACGGCCTACCGCCAGGAAGGGCCGCCGGTCCCGAACCCCTACGGCGTGATCCCGTTTTCGTTCGTCCACTGGCGGAAGCCGGTGCGGGATTTCTGGACCACCAGCCCGGGGACACGGCTCCGGGCCATGAACGACGGCCTGAATTTCTTTCTGACCGAGCATTTCGATTGCGTCCGCTACAACACCCGGCCGGTCATCGTGCTCAAGAACGTTCGCGCCGGCTGGCGGCCCCCCAAGCCGATCAAGCCGGGCGACGTCTGGGACCTGCCGGCCGACGAGGATTCCGAAGGCGACGCCAAGCAGACCGCCGATTACTTGCAGGCCGACCCCGGTTTCATCATGGCGGGGTGGGAGGACGCCAATCATTTCATCGACCTGGCGCTGGAGTGCGATGGCGTACCGCCAGCGACGTTCCGCCTCGTTCAGGACGCGGCGGCCTCGGGCATCCAGGTTGTGGTCGAGCAGATCCCCCTGATCGCCTGGGCGACCAAGCGGCAGCGGCAGTTTCAGTGCTACGAGACCGAACTGGCCAAGCTGGTGTTCCGGATCGGCGCCGTGCATCTGGGCACCCAGGACTTCCGCGCCTACCAGCTGACGGGCCAGATGCTCCAGAAGGCCGCCGACGACCCGCTCCTTACCCTGCGCTGGCCATCGATGTGGCCCGACATCCCGGGCGACGACCGCGACCGCGGCGACCAGTGGCTGCTCGATAACGGCATGAGCAGCCGCACCATGCTGCTGATGCGGCGCGACCGGCTGACGCGGCAAGAGGCCGAGGCGAAGCTCGAAGAGATCGCCGAGGACCTGGAGCGGGAACGGGAACTGTTCGCCGAACATCCGCCCCAGACCGAAACGACGGAAGAGGACGAGGACGAGGACGCGGGCATGGATGACATGGACATGATGGACGAAGACATGGATGACATGGATACGATGGGCGATGACGAAGGTGAGAACGATGATGAGCAAAAGCCGAAGCCACCACGAGGACGAGATGGTGCCCGAAGAAACGGCAAGCCCGCCGGCCAGTAAAGGGGGGGCGCCCCGCGACCTCGAGACGATCGACGCCGACCTGGCCGCCGTGCGTGACGAGCTGGCGGCGGCGGCCCCGAAGGTCGATGCCGACCGTCAGAAAACCGAGACCCAGGCCCGGAAGATCGCCAACGCGGAGCGGCGCTGGAAGGAAACGCACGACGCGGATCAGCCGTTTGACCGCGAGTCGCTGGATCCGCCGCTGGTGCCCTACACGGGGGACCAAAAGCTTCTGAAGGAATACCACAAGCTCCATTACCGGATCGCCCGGCTCGAGAACGAGCGGGCCGCCGCGGCCCGACGGGAAGTTGAGTATTGAGATGGCCGAATCCGACGCCCTGTACGCATCGCTCAATCGCCGCATCGACGAGCTGATGGCCGAGAAGGCCAAGCTGCACATGGAAGCCGGCAAGTGGCGCACGCAGCTCCGGGAAGTTCAAAAGGAGCGCGATGGATTGAAGGCCGAGCTCGGCCCCATGATGGCGGAGCGCGACCAGTGGAAGCAGAAGGCCGAAGCGACCCCCAAGGACTTGCAGGCGCGGGTCGATGAGCTCTCCGGAGAGCTCAAGAGTCGTGAACACCGCGACGCTTTCCTCGATGTGCTGCACGACGAGCTCAACGAGGGCGTGACGGTGGCTGATCTCTGGGCGAAGCTCGGCTACAAGCCGGGCGACGGCACGCCCACGAAGGATCAGGTGCTTGAGCAGGTCGCGCCGCTCCGCGAGTCGGCGCGGTTCCTGTTCCGGTCGGGGCCCGCGGCCCCGGCCATGCCGGGCCCCGGTGGGGCGACAGTAGCCGGGAAGCAACCGCCGCTCGTGGCGACGGGGCCGACCGGTCGGGGCGCACCAGACATGACGGCCAGGCGGTTCGAGATTCGCAAATCTCAGAGCCGCGACCCGCGCTGGATGCGTCTGAACCGAGAAGCGATCGAGACGGCCCGCAAGGCCGGCACGCTCACCTTTATCGACGACGTGTGAGCGCTGTTCCGCCGGCCGTGCGGGCGTCCATGAACGGGAGCCCCACCGATGGCCAATACCCTCACTGCCTTCTGGCAGACCCTCGTGTCTGCCGCCAGCGAAGCGACCAAGCTGCTGGCCCCGACCCACAAGACGCTGGAAAGCGTCTACCTCGATTACGACGACGTGCCAGCGACGATCGGCCAGACGATTGACGTGCCGATCCCGGTCGATCCCACCTCATCGGTGGCCGACCAGGGCTCGGGCGATACGGTCCTGACCGACATCGCCTTCACCAACGTGCCGATCGTCTTCGATCAGCATCCCAGCTTCGATTACGTGGTGAGGGATTTCGAGCAATTCAACTCACCCGAGCGGATCCGCAACGTCTTCCTCGACGCCGCGCTGAAGGGCGTCAAGAACTACACCAACGCCCGGATCACGGCGCTGATGACGGCGGCCAATTTCCCAACCCATCCGGCGATCGCGGCGACCACGCACATCGTCACGACCACGCAATTCCTTTCGGCCATGGCGGTGCTGGCCGACTCGAACGTGCCGGTCGCGAACGATCCCGAGAACATGAGCCTGATCGTGCCCTCGTTACCCTACACGGCGATCCTGGGCGACGCGAACTGGACCCAGGCGCAGATCGCTGGCATGAAGACGGCCGAGTTCGTCCGGGAAACGGGCACGATGCCCACGGCGTACGGCATGACGGTGAAGCTCGACCAGCAGATGACGATCACGGGCACGGCGCCCGCGCGGACCTTCACCGGGATCTACATGCATAAGTACGCGATCGGAGTCGTGACCCGGCCGCTGCCGGAACCGGACGGCAACGTGGTTGAATACACTTACGTGGACTTCAACGGGATGCCGATCCGCATCATGCTCGGCTACAACCAGTACCCCAAGAAGGGCTACATCGTCTCGGTTGATGCGGGGTTCGGGCGCAAGGTGGTGCGCGATTACATGGCGCAACTTTTTACCATAGCCGAATAAACGCATGATCATCGCGCGGTTCGTCCGCTACTTCAACGAGCTCCTGGGGATGGCGGCGCCGGCCCAGCTCGGCACGGGCACGGCCGACGCCACCGTCTTCCTGCGGGGCGATTCCACCTGGGCCGTGGGCGTCGCGGGGCCGCCGGGACCGCAGGGGCCCCCCGGTACCTCGGGGGGCGCCAACCCGTACAAGTGGAACACGAACACGGCGGCCAGCGATCCCACCTCGGGCGAGCTGAAGATCAACAATGTCACGGCTACGGCGGCGACGTTCGTGTACGCCTCGAGCGTCGATCAGAACGGCGTGGTCGTGATGAATCTGGCGGCGATCCAGCCGGGTGACGAGGTCCTGATCTACGTGAGCGCATCCCTCACCAACTTTATCCGCTACACGGTCACGGGGGCGATCGTCAATCACACGAACACCTGGATTGAGATCCCCGTCGCCTACAAGACGCTCGGGACCGGGGGGTTCGCCCCCGGAAACAACGCGGCCGTCCGACTTCAAATTGACCTGGCGACAACGCAGACGATCACGCTGACGGGCAACGTCACGGGTTCGGGCACCACGTCGATTGCCACCACGATCGCCGCCGGTGCGGTCACCAACGCCATGCTGGCCGGGGGGATCACCGCCTCCAATCTGGTCGGGACCGACATCACGACCGTGGGCACGATCACCACGGGCACCTGGCAAGGCACGCCGATCGCGGCGGCAAAACTCGGGCCGCCCGGGGCTGGCGTCAACACCTACACCAACGCGACGGTCACCATTGACGGCCAGGGCCGCATCGCCACGGCATCCAGCGGTGGGATCGGCCAGCCGATCAGTGGCGCGGCTGCCAACGAAGTGCTCTACGCCGATGGCAGTGCCAATCTGGCCCAATCGGCAAACTTCACGTTCGTCCTGAATGCCAGTAGTGGAACGCTAAAAATACTCAGCGGGAATAACGCGAACTACGCTTACGCCGTCGTCGGGCGCACAGCGGAGGAAATCCAGTTCGGCGTGGCGGCGGCGGCTGCTCAATTCTTTCCCGATTCCGCAGCTAACGACGGCATTTTGAAGAATGCATCCGGCAACCCGATTCGGATCGGTGCAAGCAGTGCCCAGTCGAGTGTCTTGATCAGTCCGAACTCGATGACACTACTTTATAATGGCCCGCTTATTTTCTCTCCCGATGGCACGACGGCATCAGGTGATACGCAACTCAGCCGCGCGAATCCGGGTGTGCTCAACGTCGGCAACCCCGCATCAGGCAGCGGCGGCACGATCGCCGCAACGGCCGTACTTATTAACCTATCGTCGGATCAAAACGATTGGAATCCCGGCCCGGCAATGATGACCATTCTCAACGCCTCAGTGCCCGTCAAGATTAGCGGTATTGTGAAAGGGGCCGACGGCCAGATCCTTTATCTGCAGAATCAGGGCTCCAATCCGATCACGTTTCTGAGCTTTAGCAACCTGTCCGCATCGGCTAATGGGTTCTGGACGGGAATGGGTATGGACATCATCATGGCGCCTGGCGATATGATTTTTTGCATGTACACGAAGTGGTTTAATTGCTGGGCCATTCGCCAGCTCTCTTGTCTCAGTCAAATGGCGTTGACCACAACGGCCAATCGGCCAACCGGGGCGCCCCAGGCACGGCAATACTACGATACGACGATAAACAAGCCGATCTGGTGGGATGGCGCGGGAAACTGGCGTGACGGTTCGGGGAATATCGTCTGACGCAACTGCCGGGAGCAACCACATGAAATCGACCAAGATTGAAAGCGGCACACCGGCACCACGCACGACAACACCCGACTACACGAACAAGCAGATGCAACTGATGGGTGCGTCCGCCGCCGCGTGCAGTAACCTGCTCGTTGCCCTGGCGCGGCTCATGCAGTGCAATAACCTGCTCGCGCAATCGGGCGGCAATTTCGACGACGCCGTGTTCACCGCCCCGAGTCAGTTTGTCTATTGCGATGCCTATCACGCGGACGTGCTCTTGCAGCAGGCAGCACCCGCGCTCGATGCGTTTCTCGACACACCGGTCAATAACGACTCGGGCTTGCCGAGCTACCGGCAGTTGTTCCAGACGTGCGCCCAGGGGCCCTACTGATCGGGCGCTGCCATGGCCAACGAGATCAGCTTCGCCTATGTGAGCGGCAAGACCCTCTATGCCGTCATCCGGAATGGCACCGGGGGATACTGGAACGGCACCGCGTTCGAGGTCTTCGCCGCGGCCAACTGGACGGCCTACCGCGTCGGGCTCATTGAGAGCGGCGGGGGCCAGTATTTCGGCACCTTCCCGGCGGTGGGGGCGGGCCGGTACTCGATTGACATCTACGACCAGGTCGGCGGTGCGGCGGCGACCTCGGACGTGCCGCCGGTCGGCGGCGGCTCGATCGAATGGACCGGGACCGCCGAGGTCAACCCGGCGTTCACCAACCTCAATCTCGGCCAGGCCGGGCTCACGGTGCGGCCCCTCGATGCCGTGGCCGATGCGGCCTTGACGGTCGGCGATGCCCTGGTGTGCGCGATCAGCGCGGCGGCCGGCAAGGAAGCCGTGGTCGGCACGGCCTACACCGTGCAGACGCCGGCCACCGGCACGATCATCCGCAATTTCGTGCTCGATTCCGCGACGGCACCCACCTCCAGGACCTGAACCGTGACGATCGTCGTGCGCGGCTTCCTGGACAGCCAGCTCCTCACCCGCGGGCTGGGACTGCCGTTCGGCGCGCCCCTGATCCTGAACACGACCATTTCTGCGGTGCTGCTCGGAGCGACCCCGGCGGATCCGTTCACGACGGTTGATCCGGCCCGCACGCAGTTGCTCGGTACGACCTTCGATCCGGCCCGCACGCAATTGACCACGCGCTGATCTAATGGCCAAGCTCACACTGCAGATCAACCAGGGTGCCGCCCGTGATTACGACCTCCAGGGGCAGAACCTGGACGGCTCGATTCCCAGCGACTTCCTCGCGACTGACTTCCTCTACGGCACGATCTGGACGGGCAACGCCCAGCCGCCGCTCTTGACGCCGGCCCTCACTTGGCTCGATGCCCCGACCTGCCAGTTCCGGATGTCGCTCGAGAATGCCGACAGTGCCGGCCTGGGCGTGGGGATCTACCATTGCCAGGCGACGGCGACCCGCAGCGGCCGGTCGGCGATGATCCTCGACGGGATGCTCGAGGTCTTGCGGGCCGCCGGCACCGACACGGCGATCGCGGTCTACACGACCTACCAGGACCTGCTCGATCATGCGCCGTGGGTGCAGGACCTGCATTCCGAGGAAGCCGAATACGGCTTTGCCCGCCAGCAGGGGATGGCCCGGGAATGGCTCGATGAGATCCTGATCCAGCGCTATCACTACGGCGATACGGCGCCGATGATCGGCTCGCCCGGGTTCGGGCTCTGGTCGATGTTCGCCGGGGGCGTGGACTTCGCCCCCTCGAAGTGGATCCGCGACCAGCTCGCCGCCAACACGCTCATGGTGCGGGGCAAGATCCGCGAACTGGTGGCCTGCCGGGCGCTCTACTACATCTGCAACGCGCAGCTCGGCAAGGCGGGCGACGAGAGTTACCGGGCGCTGGGCAAGGAATTCGCCCGGCGGGCCACGAACCTCGTCAAGACGACCCGCTTCGAGCTCGACCTGAACGGCGACGAGTTCGCCGACATCATCATCGATGGCGGATCGACGAATCTGCGCTGAGGCTCCAGAACCGTGGCCGCCAATGGCAACGAACGCACCAACATCCCGCTCCAGGGCGTGGAGTGGCAGCCGCCCGGCTATGCCACCGCGCCCCTCGACGAACGGCACTGGTACTGGCAGCAGCTGGCCGGTTTCGCCCTGACCCAGAAGCGCGACGAGATCCTCCGCGGGATCGGGGTGACGGGGAGGAAGCTGAAGCCGGTCAGCCCGGCGACGAAGGCCAAGGGCCGGTGGCGGAGCGTGACCGGGATGGGCCGGGCGGATGGGCCGCCGCTGGACCCCGCCGATGAGGTCTCACGCACCTACAAGCTGCTTTCCGCGCACGTCATGGTCGATGGCGTGACCCTTTACTGGCGGAGCTCCGGGCGCAAATCGTGGCAGACGATCCTGGCCTACCACCGGGCCGGCGCCGGTGGGTTGCCGGTGCGGAACACGATCGGCATCAGCCCGGCCGGGCGCAAGAAGATCAAGAAGCAGGCCTGGGACGCGTGGGCGGCCCGGGAAGCGGTGGAGCGGCCCAGGCGGGAAGCGGCCTGGAAGGCGAAGCGGAAGCCCCCAAAGGTCGGCAAGCCGCCCAAGGGGCCGATCGCCAAGGCGCTGCCCAGGGAGATCAAGCGGGCAATCTTGATCGAGGCGCCAGAAGGGCAGCTGATCCCGACCCGGCCGCGGGGGGGGCCGCCCGGCGCCCCGCCAGCCGCACCGAAGCCGAAGCCGAAGCCGAAGCCGAAGGCCCCGAAGCCGGCCGTGCCGCTGGCCGCCCTGGCGGCGGTGGCCGCCCTGGCGGCCGCGTGGGCGCTGGATCACACCGCCGTACTCGAATGGATGGACGCGCGATTCAAGGAATTCACGTCCCAGCAGATCACCTTGATCAAGGAAAACCTCGGCGAGACAGCCGCGTCCGGGCCGCTCGAATTCATCGCCGAGGTGCACGCGCGGCTACTCGATGGCACGCGCCCGGTCCCCGCGGAGATCATGGCGCTTTACCAGGTGCTGGGGGGCGTCATCCCGTGATGATGGAACAATCCGATGGCGATCAACGTACTCTGGTCTGAACAGAAGGCCTTCCGCCGCCGCCTGGCCGAGCTCAAGGACGCCGCCAACCCCAGCGGCCGCCGCGTGAAAGAGCTCCGGGACGAGATTCAGCGTGCCGTCGAGAAGGATAACGTCGAGAAGCTCCTGGGCTACGGCAGCTCGGCCTGGGCGGGCATCGATCGCTTTGACCGTGACCTGGCCCAGCCGGCGCAGGCGACGATCAAGAGCTGGCGGCTCCGGCTGGGCCGCGTGCTCGCTCCCGAAGGCCTGGCCTCGCGCGCCATCACCCGGTTCACGGTCCAGTGGGTGGCCGAGGGGAACGACTGGCGGATGATCGCCGGTTGGCTGGGAATCCCCTGGATGATCTATCACCTCTACGGTGCCGCCAAGGGATCGAAATCGGGCCAACCCAACTGGTCACTGCCGAAGCGCGATATCGGCGGCCTGTCCCGCCAGGGCCGGGCCGATGTGCGGGCCGCCTTCGATCGATTCTACGCCGACATCGCCCGGCGGCGGACCTGAAACGAGCGATCGCTCTACCCTATCCCATCCGGAGTTCTCCCATGAGTACGTCCGACCTGATCGACGCTGCGCTGCAGGCCCAGGCTGATTTCGACGACGCCCGCACCCGCTCGGCCGCCGCCGCCGCCCAGTTGAAGGCGGCCGAGCAGGCCCTGACGCTGGCCAACCAGGCGCTACACGATGACCTGGCCGCCAACGGCCCGTGCGTGACGATCGATGACACGCAGACGCCGCCGGTGATCACGCTCTACGAGGCGGTCGATCCGTCGTCCTGGGAAAGCACCGTCCTCCGCGTGGCCGCCTGACGAGGGTTCCCCGCGTGGCGACGCACAAATCGCTCGACCTCGACGACAGCCCGCGAACGCGGGTCTTCCGGCAGCTGGTGGCGATCTTCCAGGCCGACCTGGTGCTGGCGCGGGTGATCGCGCCGCGGCACTGGCGCACGTTCTCCGGCGACCCGGCGGACAAGACGGAGTTCGGCGTCACGGCCTGTCCCTCGGTCGTGCTCTCGCGGATCCCGGGCGATGAGGAATTCTGGTCGCCGGACTCGATGACCGGCGACCTCCAAGTGCAGATCCTGCTTCAGACCCGGGGGACGTGCGAGGACGACGCGGACAACCTGTACTGGGCGTTTCAGCGGGCCATTTATCCCCTCGACAACGACACGAAGCTCAAGATCAACCGCTCCCTCGTGGCGGTCGGGGCGCACACCGGACTGGTCCTGTTCAGCCAGCCCGCCTTCGATCCGCGCAACTTGAATGGCCAGGCGTCCGAGGGGATGATTTTGGCCCGCGGCGCGATGCGAATCACGGTCCGGCATCGGTTCTAGGGGGGCCCGACGATGGCATCGACGGCACTGCAACGAGAGTTCATCCAGGTCACCGAGGAAAGCGCCTTCGGCACGGTCGTCACCACGCCGGTGCGGGGCACCAGCCAGATCGTGATCCGGCTGCCGGGCTCGAACCAGTTCACGATGCGGCCCAACCCGGTCAAGCAGGAGATCCCGTATGGCGGCGGCTTTCAGGTGATCGGCCATTCCGTCAGTGATAAGACCGAATTGCGGGGCCAGATCACGACACCACTTTGCTACACCCAGGCGAAATTTCTGCTCGACTGGGCGAGCACCCGGATCGACGCGACGGGCACGACCCCCTGGACGACGACCGAGCCTCAGCACCAGTTCGCGAGCTGCACGATCGACCACGCCATCATGTATGACGACACCGCCGCCATCGTCCGGAAGCGGTACACCGGCTGCAAGGTGGACCGCTGGAAGATCGATATCTCCGAGGAATCGCAATACGCCACGCTCACCCTGGACGTGATCGGGTCCACATACCAGGGCAATACCTTTGACAGCTCCACCGATCCGACCGGGACGGTGTTCCCGATCCCGGCCGATGCCGACTTCCCGTCGGATTTCGTGCTCTGGATTCACTCGGGCGGGGGCTTGACCATCGGGAGCACGACCCGCACCGAATACACATCGATATCGCTCGGCGGCGACAACCAATCGGACGTCCGCTACTTCGCCAACCGGTTCGTCAAGCTGATCCGCTCGTTCGGCTCGATGTACACATTGGACTCGGATATCACGCTGATCTCGACGCCCGACGATCGCGTGGCGCTGCAGCAGATCCTTGCCCAGCCCGGCGAAGTTGTTTTCAACGGCGGCACGCACATGATCACGATCAATCTGTTCGGCAACAATTACATCCGGACCCTGGCCGACGATACCCAGATTGGCAAGATCTATGGCCGCCGGCTGAATCTGGTGAACCGCTACGACTACACGGCCGGCAACTGGTTCGCGTTCAGCTTCACCTGAGCGGGCTTCCGGAAGAGGACAGGACGCATGGCCACCGAGGAAGAAATCTTCCAGCTGATCTACAAGTATCTGGGCGAGGACGAGGCCCGGAAGTTCGAGGCGGCGCTGGATCGGCAGAAGACGAAGACGGACGAGCTCACGGCGGCCACCGACAAGACGAGCAAGGGCACCGCCAACATGGGCCGGACCATGCTCGAGACGGGCCGCATCGTCCAGGACTTCGCCCAGGGCGGGATCGGCGGCGTGCTGAACAACATCGAAGGCCTGGTTGCGGCGCTCGGCCTGGGCTCGGGGCTGGCGGGCGTGCTCACGATTGTGGGCGTCGGGATCGCGCTGCTCAAGCAACCGCTCATGGACCTGGCCTCATCGCTCCTGGAGAGCGGCGAGAAGAGCAAGAACTGGGGCACCGCGCTGCAACAGGTGGATCGGGATCTGAAGGACGTGACCAGGGAGCTGGACGAATACACGAAGAAACAATCGCTCTCGAACGAGGAAGTGGACAAGGCCAACGAGCTCAGCGCGCGGCAGATCGCCCTGGAAAAGGAGAAGAAACGCCTGGAGGAAGAAAAGAAGAACGTCGAGAAATTGCGCGGCCTGCAGACCCCGGAGGAAGAGGAAGCCCGGAAGGCGCGTACCGAGGCGGTCACGGCGGCCCTGGGCGGTGGAGCGGAACGGCAAGCGACCGTCGCCGCCCTGGCCACGCAGATGTCCGCCGAGGACCGGGAGCGGTTGTTCGGGGAACGGCGCATCCTCCAGGGGCAGCTGGCCGCGCCCGATCTGCCGGGCGTGAACCGGCTCCGCCTGCAGCGGCAGCTGGCGGCGGTGAATCAGCAGCTGGAGCGCTCGATGCGCGGCGAAGCGTTCCCGCAGTTCCAGCAGCGGGCCGAGGCGCTGGCAGGCGGCGCCCTGGCCGGCGATGCCGGGGCGTTCAATCAGGTCCTCGCGATGATGCAGCGGGGGCAGGGATTCCAGCTCGGCGAAGCCGGGGAATGGACCCGGCTGCAAATGGAGCGGGGCGCGCCGGCCGGAATTGCCGCAGCACATGCCGAGCGACAGGGCATCGAGGAACAGAGGCGGATGGGGGGGCTCGACCGGCAGCTTGCCGAGCGCCGGCGGAAAGAGGCCGAACAGCAGAAAAAAGACGACGCGGATTTCCGCAAGGGCCTCCAGGCGGAATTGAAGACACACGTCAAGCCGGGGCCGCGCGCCCTTGCCGAAGCGGAGGCTCCCAAGGCCAAGGTATCGACCGAAGCCGAGCTGAAACGCCAGGCGGAGGCCGAACGCAAGGAAGCCCTGGCCCGGCAAATCCACGGGATGGCGGGGGGCCAGTTCACGCCCGACCAGGCGCGGCACGCCGCCGGGGAGGCGATCAAGCTCCAGCAACAGCAAGTGCCTGTAAACCAGGCCATCATGGGTGCGATGCAGAACGAATTGATGGCGATGGCGAAGCTCCGGCAAGAGCTGATGCAGCAGCACATGCAGTTCCTCCGAATGCAGCAAGGATTCGGCAACATGGCGCAGGGGATGGGCCCGATGGGGGCCCCGATGGGGGCCCAGATGGCGGGGCCCTGACCGATGATCAGCCCTCTGGCAACCGGCAGATCGCCCGCCGGATCGCCGCCAGTTTCCGGCCGTATTCCGTCAGGTATTCGTAACGGCTCAGAGCGCCCAGGAGTTGCTTTCGGCATTCAATGATCTTCTGAGCGCGGTGTTCTGGCTCAGAAAGGACGCGTGCCGTCGATGTGAATCCCCGCTCTCCGGAGGAAGTCCGGATGTTGATGTTCAGCGGTTCGATCACGTCCGGCGCATCGGTGCTATGCCGGATGATCACGACGGCGCGCATCACGTTGGCCGCGATCGTCAGATTATTCTGATACCATCCATTTTCCTTGTCCCACTCGAAGAGGCGATGCAGCGGGTCGTCAGGCGGCATCGCGGACTCGAAGAACGCCTGCTTCGTGCAAATGCCCTCCGGATGCATGCCAGCAAGTTCTTCTTTACGCTGCTGGACAAGGGGAGCCGGAACCGGAAACTCGAAGCCCTTCCGGTAGACGATCTCAACATCTTCGGTAATCATTTGCTGCTTTCCACATGAAAGAGACCGAAGGAACCGTCCTTCTCCGATCGCCACTCGCCGACACCGACCGCGAAGCCGGCCGTGTTGAGCATGTTGACGATCTGGGCGGCCGAGAGGACGCGCGCGTTGTAGCGGATCGTGAGCGTCACAGCCCACTCCGGGAACTCGGCCCGGAAGCGGATATCGGCCGTGCCCTGGCCGACACGAACCATGTCCTCGCGCATCCGAGGCGTGCCTTCGATGCGTATCAGTTCGCCGACGATGTGGAAGGCTTGCCGGGCGGCGACCTTGCTGATGCTTTTGCCCAGCGACGTGCAAGCCGACACGGCGGCGTTCTTGAAGGCGATTGCGGGGAAGCCGTACCCGCCGCCGTCGAGATGATACATCGATTCCTCGAAGTCGCGCTGCGGGTCTTTGGGTTCCTTGCCCGGGCTCGCCTCTTGCATCTGCTTGGCAAGCATCAATTCCTTGCTCTTTCGGCTCCAGTTGTGCGTGACCAACCCACTGTCGCCGACCAGCCGGACTTCGCAGAATTGAATCTGCAGCGCCGGGATGACAATCTGCCGCTGGACGTCCGCACGTTTCGGCGCCGGCCGATCGGCCGGTTCGGGCGCTCCGTTGGCGCCTTCGTCCTTCGGTTCATCCGCCTTCGCTGTCTTGCGTGTTGCCATCGGAAACCTCTTGAAGTGAAAAAACCTTGCCTGACCTCGCCTTGCCGCGCCTTGCCTTGCCCTGCCCAGCCGCGCCTGACCGTGCCATGCCAGGCCCCGCCCTGCCTCGCCTGCCGGGCCGTGCCCCGCCTAGCCCAGCCAGGCCATGCCGTGCCGTGCCAGGCCACGCCCAGCCGAGCCTGGCCCCGCCATGCCTGCCGCGCCCTGCCTTGCCTAACCCAGATCAGCCCTGCCGCGCCTTGCCCCACCATGCCACGCCTGGGCATGCCCTGCCGCGCCTGCCGCGCCTCGCCCCGCCCGACCCTGCCGCGCCATGCCACGCCCGGCCCTGCCGCGCCATACCCCGCCGCGCCGCGCCTGCCCGGCCACGCCATGCCATGCCACGCCCAGCCTAGCCGGGCCACGACCCGCCAGGCCCCGCCAGGCCTTGCCGAGCCGCGCCGTGCCACGCCCTGCCTGCCGCGCCTAGCTACGCCACGCCCTGCCCCGCCGCGCCTTACCGCGCCGCGCCGCGCCGCGCCAGGCCAGGCCTCGCCGAGCCTAGCCTCGCCGTGCCTGCCGTGCCACGCCATGCCTTGCCGAGCCCTGCCACACCTCGCCTTGCCGCGCCAAGCCGAGCCGGGCCTAGCCCCGCCATGAACTAATTTCCTGGTGCCCAGGTCCCATGTCAAGAAAAATTTCCCATGACGTGGATTCTTAGCATCGGCGGCACGGTGATCGATCAGATCGCGAGCTGCGTGACGCTTCTCGACGCCGCGTTCTTCAGCAAGGACGGTTACCCCCAGCTCCGTTTCGCGCAGCTCGGCGTGGTGCTCGCGACCGGGCCGCATCCTTACGACGCCCGCGCGGTCGCGCTCTCGCTCGATGGCACGACCGTCTTCACCGGCGACACGGGCAGTCGGGCCGTGCATTACCAGCCCGGCTACGGCTGGGTCTACGAGTGGACGTGTTACGGACTGGCCAAACGTGCCGAATACATCCCTGTGACCGATAGTGTGACATCATCGGATACTTGCAGGTACAACGTGGCGGCCGACGACCCGGACAACATCCCGGCCCGGTCCGGGCGGACGATGGGTCAAATTGTGGCCGACGTGCTGGAGATGGACGCGAATTCGGGGGCCCTGGCGGCCGTGGGGATCGGCAACTACACCAGCCCCGGCAGCGGAGCCACGTTGCCGGCCGTGACTCGAAATGATTTGGCGGCCTTGACGGTGATCCCGCCGTTTGAAGTCGATGTCTCGGGCGAGCGGATCCTCCAGGCGCTGGAGGGGGTCGTTCAGTCGTGCCATCCCAATCATTTCGTCCAGGTGGATCCGGCGGGGAACATCCGCTTCCTCGATCCGCGCACCTTCCCGACCAGCACGCTCACCTTGGACAGCGATGCCGATCCCCGCGTCAGCCCGCCCGCGATGACGGTGGACTGGTCGGGCTGTTACCAGCGGGTCGTGGTGCGCGGTCATTCGCTGGTGCAGGCCGTGACCCTGGCGCTGAAGCCCTGGCCGGGCTCTACGGCCACCGATGGCGGGCTGGCCGAGGATTTCGCGTGGGGGACTTTCACAAGTGATCAAGCGAAAGCGAACTGGCATTGGACCGATTTCACGGTGCCCGGCCAGAGCCCCGGGACCGCCGGGGCGATCGCCACGATCGGCACGACGCCCGGCCCGGTGACGGGGATCAGCCTGCAATACGGCGGCTACGGCTACGGGACGGCGCCCACGGTGGCGATCACCGGCGGCGGCGGCTCCGGCGCCACGGCGACGGCGACGCTCTCGGGCGGCACGGTCAGCGCCTTTACACTCACCGCGGGAGGGAGCGGCTACACGAGCGTGCCGAGCGTGACGGTCACGGGCCCGGCGGTCGGCCAGGAAGTGATCGGGACCTGCACTTGCCCGAACACGACGTCGGTCACGATCACGTCGGCCGATCCGGCGGTCAACTTCCCGGCGAACTACTGGGACCAGTCGGCAACCGGCCACCGGGGCGTGTTGATTCTTCAGTCCGACGTGATCAGCGATTACACGCAGTATTTCACGGTGCGGGTCGTGGCGAACACCGCGATGGCCGCTGGCGGCACGGCCACGCTCACGGCCGATCAGGCGCTGCCGGCCGTGACCTACAACGCGTTCCGGCTCTACGGCACGGCGGGCGGGGCCTCGAACGTGTTCCGGCTTTACCGGGTCACGAACGGGCAGATCGCCGGCAAGCTGGCGAACTATTTCCCGTATCCGATGGCGCGGCGGAACTCGGACGGGACGGCGGCCACCTTGACCTCGACGCCGGCGGGCACGGTGTTCTACTCAAATGTGCACAGTGCGCCCTACCAGCAATCGGGGATCGGGATCCGGGTCGATCCCACGGGCGGCACGGTCTTGACCTCGACGCCGACGAATCTGGTCTACAGTGCCGACGGCAAGACGTCGGTGCCGGTCGATGACTTCCAGGCGTTCGTGCCGGTCAACATGGGCGCGCTTCAAACGGCCTCGCCGGCCGACGTGGGGGGCGTGCCCCAGTATGCGGGCACGTCGTACACGGCGCTCGGGCTGACGCGCACGAAGACGCTGACCTTCCAGGACTGGCGCGACTACTCGAATTCGGCGAACATGACCACGCTCGCCAGCGAGTACCTCGATTCCGTCAAGAACGTCGTCTACGAGGGCTCGATCACGTACGAGGGGATCCTCGCCTCAATGCTCACGTTCGGCAACGCGGTGCAGATCGCCGGCAACGGTTACCCGACGGGCTGGGAATCGATCGCGATCCCGGTGCTCTCGGTCCAGATCCAGTTCAACGAGGGCCGCGACGGGGCGACGGCGCAGACGACCCTGCAGTTCTCGAACCGGCGCGCGCTGTTCACCGGGCGGGCGCTGCTGCGCCCGGGCATAACTGGCCAGCAGTTCGGCGGCGCGGCGATCAGCTGGGCCGGGGGCTTGTCCGAGACGACGGGCATGGTCGGCACGATGGGGGCACTCGCCGAGGGGGGCCAGGCCGGCCAGTTCGCCGCCGCGGGCGGCACGCTGTCCGTGGCGGGCCAGCAAGGTCCCGGCGGCCTGGCGGGGTCATTGGGCGCGCTCGGGGCTGCGGGCGGCATGCTGGAGGCGGGCGGCACGGTGGGGACTGGCCTGGAGGCGGGCGGGCTGGTCA